ATGGGTTTTGCCCAGCCATAAGAAGCCCCTGCCCCAGCTACTCGAGATACCCGAACCTTTGCACCCATTTCCAGGGCTTTCATTATGTTTGATACCGAACCGTCCGGAACTATTTCCGAACCAAAGATACGAGTGAACTGTGATGGAGTTGCAATCAAATCCTTCGGGTCTTCGAACGGACCCTTAGTAGTACGAGCTACTACATTGATTACACCCAGCAGAGGTACACTCGATTGTACATTCAGGTTCTTAAAGTTGAACCTTACTCTTGGAGTTTGTGGCATATTTAATTAGATTAAAGTGTTATTAAACAGTTTGTCCGTCTTTGTAAGCCAATATGTTATTCTCAATCTCGACATCATAAAAACCACCGTCGCCTTTCTTCCACCACATCATAACTACCTAAAAAATTACAATTGTATCACATAAACGTCTAAGCTATCCCTAACTTCGTCTTCAGCTGAGCTATGAAGTCATCATCTGCAAGCAACTCGTCGGCCGACTGGACCCCCATATTAGTACGTGCTTGTTGCTTTTGGGCATCAGTTAAATCCTGAGCCTCGGCGTATCTTACCGAACCTTCATAAGTTAAACCAGCACCTATACCCGACAAAAATTTTGTAGACTTGTTAAGTTCGATTTGACAATACGTAGTTCCCGTATTATGGCTTACGAAGTAACAAGTCGTAGAACCATTAATGCCCTTAATGAAAACCGTCGGATTTTCGTAATTAGACGGGGTGTCAACTAAAATAATACCTTTAGCATTATCAACAACTGCAAACATATTGTCCTACAGCGTGGTACCCAAAAGAGAGTACGGAATTCTAACAAGATCAATACCTATGTTGCCCAAGGCTTTATTCTTATTATCATCAGAAACACTACTCTGATCACGATCAAAAGAAACCGCACTCGGATCGTATAAGTATGCGAAACTCGAAGTAATAACCCCGGTCGCCTCATTGACATTCAAAGCCGTACAGAAACTGTTGCTGAACTGTCCGTAAAAACGACGGCTACCACCCGACGAGATAGAAAAATTATAGAGTAAGCCTGTCTCCTGCACCAATAAGGCGGTGGCCGAAAGACGTGCGGCTTTCTCATCGTCCGAAACTGCATCCGAGGAACCAATAGCAGACTCCGATATCACATGAACCTTCCAACCGAGATTCTCGAACGCCTGTGATTGTTGTGCGCCCGACAAATGAGTCGTACGATCAAACCTGAGGGCTCCTGAATCAATTAATCGTATAATACCACGATAAGTAAATATTTTCGACTCCTTATCATACGAACAATGGAAAAGCCCACTAAAAAGCGCCAGGCTATAATAAAGAGGCTCTGATGTCGCATTGAAATCTATAGATGTGAAAATATGATTATCTGCATTATATATACCCACGCCAGTATTAGTGCCATCAACAGTCAGTAAAACAGCAGCTCCTGCCCGTAACTTAGCATCCTCCTCATCCGTAAGAACGACAGACTTTGCACCCTCCGGGAATTTTAATACAACCAAGTCCAAACCTAAGTTTGACCAAGCCTGCTCCTGCGCACTCGCAGAAAAATTCTGAGCAAAACCAGTCGAAACATAGTTGGGATTGGTCCAGAAGAAGCTACCCATAAACCTGAAAATTTAGAAATGAAATCAAGTTCTGCCATCTTCTGATAACTTTATTCTTTGGTTGTCTTTGGTTCTAAAGAAGCCACCTCCACTTACCCTCAAGTAAGAACCATGGTCTATGGGAGGTATCGGTGGATCAGGCTCTTTAGGAACCTTCAGAGTGTAATCTGCATTTTCTAGAAGTACAGAAATATCTCTTATAGGTGTAATTACCTCCGGAGGGGTATTACCCTCTAATAGGCAATCTTGTACTTCAAATTGGTATACCTTTTCCATCAACCCGTTATCCAAGTCCGGCATATTATAAAAGTTAACTATCCGGAGGAATATATTTCCTGTGAATAGAAATTTGGGTTCTTCGTAGGGTTTTAGGTAGCCTCTTTGAGGAACTGCCCAGAACATAATCTGATGCAACAGTCTCATGTGTTCTGCAGAATGAGCACACAGTCTTATGTTCATGTATTGTGATAGGGTTTCATAAGGTACTTCTGTTGCAGTGTAACCTATGCCCTCTTCTTTCTCTATTATCTGTCTCGGTAGTCCAATATCTCCAGGATAGAATCCTTCGGAATCAACCACGATACGGGGGGTTTCTTTTATACCTTTTGAGTGATTGTTACCCACTCCGAATATACTGACGTAGAAACCCTTTTCGTCAGTGATCTTTTTCAGGTCTTCTTTAAACCGTTCAGCATTTGCTGCACTGGTTGGAAGATAGTCTTCTGGATTTATAGTGTAGCCCAATTTAATGGTCATATTCAATAATGCCACATATATGGACCTCTCTACGATTTCCTGAGAATTTACCATTTAACTTGATTGGGTCTTACACCGTAATTTTGAAGTTCTTTACGTATTTCCGTTAGGATAAGTTGTTTTAGTTTATTCTTACCACCAACGGCCTTTAGAGATGGTGCCCATACTGGACGTGGAGGAATCCTACCATCGTTTGAACCGAATTCCAGTATACGGGCTAATTGGTTCAGTGTTAGCTTCTTCTGAGAAGAGCGTCGGGTTCCAATGGGCAATCCTATTAGAACCCTCGATTTATACCTATATAACCCAACCGACCTTGAATACAGGCCAGTCAGGTTATAAATAGGATGTTGTCCCCACCTTTTTATGGTGGCTTGAGATAGAGGTTGCCAAGTTACTCCGCCGCCCATGGGTGGTATACCCAAAGTTAATGACTTCTTTACGATTGCAAGGAGGTTTCGAGAAAATTTATTCACAGCCTTATCATATCCCCTTTGCATACTTGGCCCAAGGTTACTGACTAAATATTCTACCCTTTGCCATTCACCATTTAATTTTACCTGAAGTACGAGGTCGGATACTTTGGGAAGTGTGATATTTACCTTCCTTGCCATTTGTTAGAAGTATTTATTGTAAAAAGCCTTCAGTTCATCGTAAGCAGTCCTGATAATACCATCTTTGTGATAATGGAACTCGCCAGCATAACCTTCTATTCCCCCGAGTTTATTTGCCCACTTCTCTGTCCAAAAATCGTAGTAGTTATGAGTACGTTTGTGTAACATACAATGTAATCCACTACATAAGCCCACGATTGGTAAGTATAATGGACCAAGAATTCGAGATTGAATACAATGACCAAACTCGTGATCATATACTGGTTCTCTTAATCCTGACTTCTCTGATAGGAAGATATAGTTTCCTAAACTTACTCCTCCATTCATTGTTGGAGCCACATAGAAAGCAGTGCTCCTTTGTTTTAGGATTCTTTTCTCCCCTTTCAGGATTATTTTATAACCTAGTCCGGCTAGGTTTTGAGGTAATTGCCAAATATACAAAATGATATGCACCAGAATATGCAATAACTTACCAAACTTAGTTTTATGTTGGTGTTCTTTTAATATACTAGACATTACCTATTCATTCTTATTTGATGCCCTTACTTTTAGATAGTGTGCAAAATACCCGGCAATAAAATATACTATCGGATATATGATTAGTAGGAGTGCTACCAATCCATTGTCAAGCCATCTCCAAATGCAAGAGAAGATGATTACCGAAGCTATGGCTAATGCAATGTATAGCCATCCAAGTTTTGTAATGTTCATTTTTGTCGTTGTGTTAAGTTTATCGATTAAGCATACATAGGCCATTGTTCTGGCAGTACCACCCAGTGGATCCAGATAGTAGGGAGCGACTCTTCTAAAGGCATGGAATACCTTAAAAATTGGACTACTCCCACCTATGTTAGCGCAAACATGTTAACTCTTTATGCCGAGTCTGAGGGGGGCAACTCTTATGGCCCAAATTACTTAATAACGGGAGTGTATAATATTTCCGGAATTTAACCATAATCCCCCTCGTAATTGAGGGGGATTTTGTTATAACTTGGCGTATATATTTTTGATACGTATAATTCCGCCTGATACACCGGAGTCCAAACCATACGATGTTGTTACAATGACAAAACTTGTCTGGTTATTTACCGTTGCAACATTCAGTTTTACTTGACCTATGTTTGTGCCGCCTAAAGCGCGAGAATTTATATCACACATCGTACTACCAGAAGCTAAACGGAAGAACATTAAAGCAGAAGATGTTTTTACCGTGCCTCCAGTAACTGATGTCTGTACATCAGCTTCTATGAAACAAGTAGTATTGGCTGGTACTGATCGGGTTAATGACACCATAGTAATAGAGCCATTAACAAGAGAGCAATCTATATAACCACCATTAACTTTAGTATATCCTGGAATTGGAGCTGTGCATATACCTAAAGGGAAAGTGCTACTGTCTACAACATCACCGCTATTGTTTATTACCATCTGGGCTCTGTATAAAGGAACTACCCCACCACCCGGATAGACTAATAGATCTACACCAATATAGTAATAATCTCCGCCGTCATATACACATTGTGCATATCCACAAACTGTTGATTCCTCTACTGTAATGTGCGATGCAGTAATAGATATATAATCATATATATCAGAACCTGGATCAATGTAAATAGGCAACATTTTGCCGTACTCAAATTTGGGGAATGCTGCTGCTACAACCGTTGCCACGCTTTCAGCATCCGCAACAACGATTGGTTCTGCTGCCCCTCCACCCTCAAGGGCCGTCCACTGGGTGGTGCTGCCGATGCAGGCTCCCAAATATGCCTTAGTCGATCCCGACTTGAAAGCAAAGATTTGGAAATAATCCCCCTCGTTGCTGCCCATGGAGATGAAACCATTGAAAATTCCAGACTCCGGAAATTGGTTCGCCTCAGAGGCCGTAACGCTATTCGTAAAAAACGGTATAAAATCCCCGGGCTTGTAACTATACAATAAAGCACTAAGTGCTGGTTCAGTAAAGGCAGTAACCTGTACGGCTTGTCCCAAACGAGTAATAGGAGTAGTATTCCATGCTACAATGTCATCTTCCAGATTTGCATGCCCAGTGTAGAACATGCCCCTTGCAGTATCTACCATCATGTAGTACAGCAATCTTTGGTCTCCGGTTATGAAGATAGGACTTGCAATGGCTACACCTACAAATGAAGTGGCTCCATGATTAGAATTAGGGATATTACTTGCATCATTGGCATAGAATAAGAAACTCTCCCCATCCTTAGTTATGTTAAGTCCAGGAATTGCAAAGTCAGTAATTTCAACTGTTTTAACACTTGCATCGGGTAACTGTTGCCATGCGGTAGCATACGCCCAGGCTGATTTATATGTATATATCGTCGGTATACCATTAACTTTATTGCTAGTTGTCATGCCAACATACGAAGCCATCAGACTATTGTGTTTAATGGCATAACCAAACAACTCAACACCTGGACCCTTAACTGCATCTTGTGCACTTGTAAATGTGACAATTTCGCCGACCTTAATATCGGTTGGGAAACTAACACTTCCTCCGTCACGGAGTTTCCATGTATTAGTTTGAAAATTAGTGACGACAACTTGTTTGACCCCCTTTTCAGGAGCCAAGTTGGCTATATTCTGCAGTGTAGTCCTCTGACTAGCCGATATCTGAATTTTCTCTTTACCTGTTGGAGTTACATCAGTAAACTGAGAACTACCTATCTCATGAAATTCTGCCATGATATCTTAATGTTTTACTGTTTTACTTTTATTTTGCATTCTGTTGCCTATACCCAGCTTTAACATCGTCATAAAGAGATACGATATTAGAGAATGTAGCTACAATTAGACTATCAGTCATCTGAACTACTGTAAGATAGGCTTCAGCCTGTTGAGCAGTTGCTACTCTCGTTGTTGTAGTCCTGAATACTAATGTCTTTCTTCTCTCTACTCCTGTTAGATTAGTATCAGAAGTTATTAGGGATTCAGAACTTCCTCCTATTCCGGTATAATCTATATAAAAATTATCACCAGAGCCGTCATCCCAAGGTATAGTAACTTTTGCCATACGTTAGTTATTAAATTTAGCGATATAGAGGAGATATCCCACCCCTCTATACCAAGACTCCTTAGCCCTATGCTTTTGGAGTAACCGTAAATGTAGTGTTGGTGTCCACAGTGACCTGAACTGCCGAGCCATCCTGAGGCACATCGATTGTAGTCGGAGTAACTTCGATGAAGGGGTCACCTGCAGTCTGGTTAAGAGTAGTTGTTGCCTTCTGACCACCACTGGCCGTAGCAATAATCTGCTGTGTACGACCTTCAATGGTTTCGTTAGCTGCAGCATTCAGTGTAAGAATGAATATATACTTAGCTTTTGCACCTGGGTCACCACTAATTGCAGTACCTGAAGTGGCACTTGAACCATTAGCTTGGAACTGTATTGCAGCTATATCGGCAGCAATAATATCACCAGTACCTTTGCTAAAGGTTATTTTTGAAGTATTGGACTTACCAGTTAAAGTTACCGTACCGCCTTCTTTATCTACTGCAGGACTGGTATTATCGAACTGGATAAACTCAGCTGCAGGAAGGTGGTTAGCAACAAACTGTTTCTTCTCAGCTACTCCTGTACCCTCTACCTCAAATGTAGCACTTTGGGCTACACGATTGCCACGATTGGCAACTTCAGCTTTTACCTGTAAAGTGGTATCACCTGAACCAGATGAAGGATTGACAACAATTCCGTTTTGTTTTACTTCAGCCATTTTTTTATTTATTTATTTGGGTTTTACCTTAAATGTAGTATTGGTCTTTACGGTAGTTTCATCCTCATAAGAATTAATTTCGCTTAGTTGAAGGATATACTTGGTCAATTCTACATACCTATCGATATTCTCCATGTAAGAGAGTATCTTTTTTGTTTCTTCTGGAGTTTCTCTCTTCAGTACTACAAAAAAGAGCAAAGCTTCATTATGTGCTTGAGCTACTTGAGTATCACCTGTGGGAGAATAGACCTTACCATTGATTACGAACTTATCCTGTGCCCAATCAAAGTTCCAATAACCCTCTTTGGTTAAATGACCATTCTCTTCAAGTGACCTCTTAGTTACATATAACACAATGTTGATACCGTCCAGTTCACCTGAAACAGTCTCTTTTAATGAAGGCCAGGTTCTTATGTAGTTATACTGAATTAATCCGTCCAGAAAATACGGTTCGTAGTTATTACCAGTATCTTCACCATAGGACAGAATTTGATCAAATCTCTTTAACCATATTAGAGGTTGTTTACCTGCATCCACTTCAACAAAGTCATTTACAATGGCCTTGTATCTGTCCCATACTCCTTTTGTAATTCTTTTCCTCCGTGCCATACCCTATTTCTTTACAGGGAAGCCTGGGTCTGGGCCATCTAATGGTCCTGGCCTCCGGTGGTTAACTACTTTGGGAACTACTACTTTCTTCACCGTTCGGCAAATAGGTAAGTAGATGGAAAGTCTTTCAGCAAGCATACACAGGTTTTGTTTTAGAATATCTATTATCCCACCTGGTTGCATTGCTTTTATAACGTTGGATGAAGTTTTAGATTCAGAGTCGGTATCGTTGAAGAATTCTACCTCAGTTGGACCTGTTTGTATTCGCTTAACCTCACCTGAACCACGGCTTGACTCTGAAGACTCGGATTCAGAGGTAGAGGATGAGTTACTCTCTTTAACTGATTCTGCAGTGGCACCAACCATCAATGAAA